ATTACTACATATGGATGAATTAATGGATATGATGGCGAGTGATGAATCTCCGTCTCAAATTAGCGATAAGATCAAAGATTTGCTGTTTTCAAAATCAGCTGAGAGGGTAGATGGTTATCGCCCTGATGTATCATCATCTTTGTTTGGTGATGAAGAATCTGAGGTAGATGATGAAAGTGAAATTGATGCAGAAGTAGAGACTGATGTTGAAGCAGAAGTGGATACTGAAGTTGAAGACGAGTTGGAAGTTCCTTCCGATGAAGTTGAAAAATCTACTGCAAAAGTTTTCTAAATAACTAGTAAATGGAACTATTAATAAAATGGCTTTAAATCCAGTAGGGGCAGGTGCCTCAGTAGCGATAGCAACAGGGGTAGGAAATACCTCATCTGCATTTGATGTACGATCAAGTGCTATACGACTTACTGCTGTTGGATCTGATTGTCATGTTAAGGTTGCATCACTAGATTTTGATGGTAATGACGCTGAAAAACCAACAACGTCAGACTTTTACATAGCATCTGGTGCTTCTGTAACTTTACAACAGAAGAAAGCATCTCAAATTGCTGCTAAAATTGAATCTTCTGGATCAACTACTATTGTTTATGCACCAGAAGGAACTCAATGGCCTTTTGGAATTGGTGATTATGTAGGATTAACTACAGGCCCTGCAGATTCTAATTGGAATACATTAATTTCATATGCAAAAGTGACTGATGTATGGAATGGTACTGCTGGTCCATACGATAGTTTCCAAACAAAATTGACTCTGGGTAATGTTGATTCAAGTGGTATTTCAACTGCTTATATACAGAATGCTGCTCAGTCCATATACAGACAAAATAAAGTCTGTACTTATGGTGGATCAACATCTAGTGCTGGTTCTTTACATTATCAACAAGTTCAAATTAGCGGGGATGCCTGATGAAACTCATTAGAGAAGAAGTCGAATCAGTCGAATTTATTGTCGAAAATAAAAACGGCAAGAAAGCGATGTATATTGAAGGTGTCTTCTTGCAAGGAAACATTCAAAACCGTAATGGTAGAATGTATCCTATGGAAACTCTCCGCAAAGAAGTTGGACGTTACAACGAGAATCATATTCAATCAGGAAGAGCACTTGGAGAACTCGGTCATCCCGAAGGTCCAACTGTAAACCTTGATCGTGTTTCTCATAAAATCGTTTCTCTTAAGGAGAACGGACAGAATTTCATTGGTAAAGCGAAAATTCTCGGTACACCAATGGGTAAAATTGCATCTTCATTAATTGGAGAAGGTGTTAAACTTGGCGTTTCTTCTCGTGGTATTGGTTCATTAAGACCAACCAAGGAAGGAATTAATGTTGTTGGTGAAGATTTCATGTTAGCAACTGCTGCTGATATCGTCGCCGATCCTTCAGCTCCTGATGCTTTTGTAGAGGGAATTATGGAAGGAAAAGATTGGGTTTGGGACGGAGGTGTTCTACGTGAGAAGTTCGTAGCAAAGACCTATAAGGAGATTAATACCTTAACTACCCAAAAGCAACTTGATGAGGAAAAATTGAATTTATTTAATAATTTCTTATCAAACTTATAAAACTTCTAAATAAATATAGATTTTAACTACGGAATCGGAGAAATTAAAATGTCTCGTGGCACTAAACTACAAAAAATGGAAGAAGAAGTGAAGCAATCGAAGACTGCTGTTAACGCTAATGCGAAAGCAGGAGAACCGATGCAGAAACTTACTACTGGCGGCACATCGCCCACAGTTGAAGATCTGGGAGGACCAACTCCAGAGAACTATAAGGTTGATGACGATTCAGCAAAGCTGAAAACTCCAGGTGGAACATTAAAACAGGTGTCCGACGTAGTTACTAACCGTAAAGGTAAGACAGGTGCCATGAAAGCAGAAGAGGCAGAAGTAGAACCTACTGAAGAGCAAGAAATTGTTGCTGAAGATGAAGTATCTACTGATGAAGTAGTTGCTGAAGAGGAAGAAACATCTCCTTATAACATCGACGACGATGTTAATGCACTGCTAGGTGGCGAAGATCTTTCCGAAGAGTTTAAAGCAAAAGCAAAAACAATCTTTGAAGCAGCACTCAACTCCAAAGTTGCTGAAGTCAAAGTTGCTTTAGAAGAGCAGTATGCTGAAAAACTTGCTGAAGAAATTGAATCAGCAAAAGCATCACTCGCAGAAAGAGTTGATTCTTACTTAGAGTACGTTGCCGATGAGTGGTTCACTGAGAACCAATTGGCAGTAGAAAACGGACTTAAGGAAGAACTAACAGAATCATTCCTTGGTGGAATGAAGAGTCTTTTTGAAGAACATTATGTAACAATCCCTGAAGATAAATATGATGTCCTTGAGAGTATGGTAGAAAAACTTGATGACATGGAGACCAAGCTCAATGAGCAAATCGAAAAGAATATCAATTTAAATGGTCGCCTTGGCGAATCCGTTGCTGATGGTATCCTTGGAGATGTTTCTGAAGGTCTAGCGGCCACTCAGAAAGAGAAGCTCGCCTCACTTTCCGAAAGTGTAGAGTTTGAAAGTGAAGAAACTTATCGTGAAAAGTTGGAAGTACTTAAGGAATCTTATTTCCAAAAGGCACCAACATCTTCTAAATCTGAAACCCTCTCTGAGGGAGTAGATAATTCAGAAGGCATGGGATCTGTAAATGGTTCTATGGCAACTTATCTGAAGTCTATGTCAGCATTTAAGAAATAAATGAATTTAATATTAATTCAAACGTAAACTTTATTTTAAAAGCAAATGTTCCAATCAGAACAATTGCAGGAAAAGTGGAAGCCACTTCTCGACTATGAAGGTCTTGATAAAATCGAAGATCCCCATAAGAGATCGGTTACCGCCGTACTGCTAGAAAACCAAGAAAAATTCCTCAGAGAAGAGGCTGCTTTCGGATCAGGTATCAACTTGATGGAAGCAGACGGACCTACAAACAGCGCAAACGCTAACGGAGCACAAGGTGGTTTCGGTAGTGATGCTACTGCTACAGGCCCAGTTGCAGGTTTCGACCCTGTATTGATTAGTCTAATACGTCGCTCAATGCCAAACTTGGTCGCTTATGACCTTGCTGGTGTTCAACCAATGAGTGGACCTACTGGACTCATTTTCGCAATGCGTTCACGTTATATTAACCAGACCAGTAATGAGACATTCTACGATGAAGTAGATACTGGATATTCTGGATCTAACGCTGGATTCGGTAACACTGAAGGTTGGACTGACCGTAACGCTGGTTTCGGTACAACAGCAACTGGTGGTGTTGACGGACGTGGTGGCACTAACCCTGCTGTTCTAAACCCAGTTTCATCTGCATCAACAGGTGGATACAAGGTTGGACAGGGTATGTACACAGGTACTGCTGAAGCACTTCAGGGTACAGGTACTCAGGCGTTCAACCAGATGGCATTCTCAATCGAGAAAGTCACTGTAACTGCACGTTCCAGAGCACTAAAAGCAGAGTACAGTTTAGAACTGGCTCAAGACCTTAAAGCAATCCACGGTCTGAATGCTGAAGCGGAATTAGCAAACATTCTCTCTACAGAGATACTTGCTGAAATTAACCGTGAAGTTATTCGTACCATCTATAAGGTTGCTGAACAGGGTGCTGTACAAAACACTGCTACTGCAGGTATCTTCGACCTAGACGTTGACTCCAACGGAAGATGGTCTGTTGAGAAGTTCAAAGGACTTCTGTTCCAGATCGAAAGAGACGCTAACGCAATCGCACAAAGAACTCGTCGTGGAAAGGGCAACATCATCATGTGTTCAGCAGACGTTGCTTCTGCATTAACCATGGCTGGTGTTCTTGATTACACTCCTGCTCTTAACGCCAACTTACAAGTTGACGACACTGGTAACACCTTCGCTGGTGTTCTACAAGGTAAGTATCGTGTATACATCGATCCTTATTCTGCCAACCTTACAAGTGCTAACGCAGCACCTACAGGTGGTAACCAGTACTATGTTGTCGGTTACAAAGGTGGTTCACCTTATGATGCTGGATTGTTCTACTGTCCATATGTCCCTCTCCAAATGGTAAGGGCAGTGGGCGAGAATTCCTTCCAACCAAAAATTGGATTTAAGACTAGATACGGTCTAGTTGCAAACCCATTTGCTGAAGGTACAACCCAGGGACAAGGTGCTCTACTTGCTAACGCTAACCGTTACTACAGAAGAGTTGCTGTTAAGAACCTCATGTAAGAAGTTTATATCTTCTTTTAATTGCAAAGAGAC